AACCACGCCTACTGAATAGGAGGTATGATCTTGAATGTATTCAACATGGTAAGAAGTAAAATACCAATTGAACAAGTTCCTGATGAAGAATTACTTTTCAAAGTTGAAGAAGTATCGCAAACTATTAAAACTTATTGTAACCGTGAGGACATACCCAACGAATTGAGATTTGTTCATACAAACATGGTAATAGACGTTTTGACGCAAGAAATAAAGGATAAAGAACCTTCAAATTCTATGGTAGCGAAATCGGTTAAAGAAGGAGATGTGAGTGTGGAGTTTGGGACTACCACGACAGCAAGTGAGCAGTCCACAATGATTATTCTAGCTAACTATACATCTCAACTTAACCGCTTCCGTAAATTGAGGTGGTAGTATGGACATCCGAAAGTTATTGGCTACAGCAACGAAGTCAGTTGAACTTTTATATGATCGTGAGGCTATTGTGAAGCGGTATGAAGAATATGAAAAACCAAACGGTTCAACGTCCCAGAAATGGGTCACTAAACACGAAAAAATCCCTTGTCGATTATCGACAGTAGGTATGCAGACGTTAAACAATACAGCACAAGATGATGCAAATCAGATTACTTATGATGCTAAGTTATTTCTTTCATCAGAAGTTGATATTTTAGCAGGCGACGAAATAACAGTACAGCTCTTTGATGGTGAAATACTAATTATTACAGAGGAGTTTACATCCGCTAAAAAGCCTTTTTTATATGTAACCCATCAAGAAGTATTACTAACAAAGAAGGTATATGCTTAATGGCCTTTGAGTTTGATGAAGTAAAGCAACTCGCAGAAAAGATGAAAGAACTGACTATTGCTTCGGGTAAAATCCATAAGAAAGTAGCTGAAAGAGTTGCACAATTAGCCATCCGTAAGGTTAAAATGCTCACGCCAGTTGATACAGGAGATTTACGGAACAATTGGAAGTATCACATTTTAAAGCAAGGCGATACTTATAAAATAGTCATTTATAACAATGTAGAATATGCGTTGTTTGTTGAGAAAGGCCACCGTATAGTAATAGCAGGCCGTACAGTAGGCTTTGTTGACGGTCAGTTTATGTTAGAACTGACAGAACAAGAAATGGAGAGACTGGCACCCCGGATGTGGGAACGTGAAGTTGAGAAGGAGTGGAGGCGTATCTTAGGTGAGTAATGTAACAGAGGGAATTAAGACGCTTGCTATTATGCAAATACGTACTCTTTTCCCATCAATGAAAGTTTATGATAAACCGATTAAGCAGGGCTTGAAAGTACCTGCTTTTTTAGTACGTATTTTTAATGTGCATCAAGAGCGAGGAATGAAGTATCAAGCAAATCGTACCTATTCGTTTAGCATGGTTTATTTCCCTTCTACAGACGATATAGACGAGGAATGCCTAAATGTATTAGAAGTCGTGCAAAACAACTTTAAATACCTCGCTGACAGGTTTCACGTACATGAAATTGATGGTGAAATAGTAGATGAAACGCTTGTAATTAAATATCAAGTCAAAGCTTGTCTACACGACATATTAGAAGAAGTGAAAATGAGAACATTGGAGGGCGTTAATTTTGACACAAGAGACGACAAACAAAACGAACACGAAGAAGCAGCCGGAGAATAAAAAGTTCTCTAAGGTTGCTTTTTTAGAGTCCGCTTCTTCCACAAAAGCTCGTTTAGAGTATGAGGTAGTGCTTGAAGATGGTAAAACCTATACTAAAAATGAAGCTGATAAATTGGTCGATGAGTGGAAAAAGAAAGGGGTTGGAGCTTAATGGGTGGCATGTGGGAAACACAAAATAAAGCACGGCCGGATGCGTATATCAATTTTGAAACTAATAGCTTAAATACGATGGGGCTAGATTCAAATGGAGCTCTAGTAATACCTGTAATGTTCGATTGGGGAGAAGTTGGGAAGTTTATTAAACTTTCTTCTAACACTAAATTTCGGGCTTTATTTGGTAAATCACTAGACGCTATTTTACCAGTTCGTGAGGCATTTAAAGCTACTAGTAACATCTTTCTTTACAACTTAAATGGATTAGGCGAGAAAGCAAAGGCAACTGCCGAAAGTTTTACTGTAACTGCGAAATATGGTGGTACAGACGGTAACAAGATTCACGTCATTGCAACAGTAGGGTTAGATGGCTCTACAACAGTAAAAACATATTTTGATGCTATTCAAGTTGACTCTCAAAAGGTGTCAACTTTCGGAGAATTAAAATCAAATGATTATGTAATGTTGAGCGGATCTTTACCAACAGGAGATGCTACATTGACGTTGGTTGGTGGAACTACAGTAGCAGCTACAAACGAATCTTTATCAGAGTTTGCTTCTGCATTAGATACATTAAATTTTAAGGTTGTTGCTTACGGAACTGATGACAATACTACAAAAGCTTTATTGTCTTTAAAATCAAAAGAGTTTCGTGAACAGGTTGGAAAGAGGGTAACTTTTGTTACAAATAATTATAATGCTGCAGACCATGAAAGTACTGTATCCATTAAAAATGGTGTAACCCTTGATGGAGGAGAAGTATTAACTGCACGAGAGGCTGTATATTGGTTTGGAGCGGCATTCGCATCCTCAACAGTGGAATCATTAACTTACGCTAAATATCCTGGTGCAATCGAAGCCGAAACAATGACAAATGATGAAATTATTCAAGCGTTACTAGATGGCCATATTGTCTATTCATTTAACGATGATGAGGTTGTTGTGGAGCAGGACATTAATACTTTCCGTTCGTTTACAAAGGAGAAGAACCAAGATTTTCGTAAAGGTAAAATAGTCCGTGGTATGGATATCATCCACAACAATGTAAGACATATTTTCCGCAAATACTTTATTGGGAAAGTTGATAACGATAAAGATGGTAACGGACGAGATTTATTTAAGAAACAGATCATGAAATCAGTACTTGACCCTTATAAAAGATTAGGTGTTATTGGTGATTATTTACCAGAAGATATTGTAATCGGACAAGGTGATGAAAAAGATGCAGTATTTGTCGTGATGGGCATTACATTCAATGATGCTATGGAAAAATTATATATGCGAGTCGAGTGCAAATAATAAGGGGGTAAAACTCAATGGCAGCAAACGTTATGCAAACAAAAGACGCCATGTCCTCACGTGAGGGCTTGGTGTTTATTAATATTGAGGGTCGAACATTTGAAATAGCTGAAATTCTAAAATTTAAAGCAGAAGTAGAATACAACAAAGTTGAAGTAAAGCGGTTAAATGCTCGTATGGAAGGTTCAAAGATTGTAGGAGCAAAAGGTGTAGGTGAAATGACGATGTACTACCATCGACCAGAGGTTCGAGCAATGGCTATGGATTATTTACGTTCTGGTAAATCACCTATGTTTGATGCAACGATTATCAATGCGGACATTACAAGTGCAGCCGGTAAACAAACCGTTGACGTTCGCAATATTGTTCCTGATAAAACACTACTAGCAATGTTAGACGCTGATAGTGCTGACACATTAAAAGACGAATTTCCATTCACATTTGACGATTTTGAAATCTTAAACCAATTCAATGTTATCCAATAAGGAGGAACCTATAAATATGAGTAACTTTAAAGCATTCATGAAAGAAAATGTACGCCAAGCTGAACCAGTGG